GAACTTTGCATCGATCAATACTAATATTGTATTTAAAGAAGGTGATGCAGTTAGTACTATCTCTAACGCAAAGAACATCTTTGCGAAAGCTGTTATTAAAGAAACGATACCTAAAGAGTTTGCAATCTATGATTTGAACTCTCTTCTGGCTATGTGGACGTTGACCGATAGTCAGGATATTGAATTTGGAGATAAATGTATCGGTATTACTAGCCCGGCTGGTAAATTTGAATACTATTACTCTAATCCTGAGATTGTAACTGCTGCACCTACTAACGAAATTGAGCATGCCGATGTTTATAAGTTTAAAGTAACAGCTGAAGATATTCAGATGATTATGAAAGCGGCTGCTATTACTGGCGCGCCTACTGTATCTGTTACTTGTAAGAATCAAGCCGTTTTATTATCGGTAAGTGATCGTAAGAATGATACTGCATCTAACTTTAGGAAATCTCTAGGTACATCCTTCGATGACTTCGATGTTTTTATTGCTGTTGAAAATCTAAAAGTTATTCCTGATGCATATGATATTACGGTTGCTAAGACTCCTAATGGTAAAGCTAAGTTCCTTCATTTCAAGCACGAATCTAGACAACTACAATATTGGATTGCAGCAGAACCTGGTTCGGTAGTTTGAGGGTAGCATATGAATGAGCATTTCATCTGGTGCGAGAAGTATCGACCTAAGAAAATTGACGATTGCATTTTACCTGAGTCTCAGAAAGAATACTTTAAGCAGATGGTTGCTAAAGGTGAGATTCAGAATATGTTGCTATGTGGGTCCGCGGGTACTGGTAAGACTACGGTAGCTAGGGCTCTGTGTGAGGAGCTTCAAACAGACTATATGATCATTAACGGATCAGAAGAGTCTGGTATTGATGTATTGCGTACTAAGATTAAGCAATTTGCCTCCACCGTTTCGTTTACTGGTAATACCAAGGTGGTTATCCTTGACGAAGCTGATTACTTAAATCCTAATTCTACTCAGCCTGCGTTGCGTGGGTTCATCGAAGAGTTTGCAAGTAATTGTCGCTTTATTCTAACCTGTAATTTTAAGAATCGTATTATTGCACCCCTACATTCAAGGTGCGCAGTAATTGAGTTTAAAATACCTAATGCTGATAAGCCTGCGATTGCATCTAGCTTCTTTAAGCGTGTGTGTAGTATCCTAGAACAAGAGTCTATACCTTTCGATCAAAAGGTGATCGTTAAGATCGTACAGAAGCACTTCCCTGACTTTCGTAGAACGCTAAACGAGCTTCAGCGCTATTCACAATCCGGTTCTATTGATGAAGGTATCTTAGTCAGTGTCAGTGAAGCTAATATGAAAGAGCTTATTGATGCTATTAAAGAAAAAGACTGGAAGAAGATGAGAGCCTGGGTTGTTAATAATCTAGATAATGACCCCGTATCCTTGTTCCGTAAGATTTATGATACGTTTGTACCTCTAACTAATCAAGTACCTCAACTGGTCCTAACGATAGCTGACTACCAGTATAAGTCCGCTTTTGTAGCTGATCAAGAAATTAATCTTGTTGCATGCTTAACTGAAATTATGGCATCGGTAGAACTTAAATGAACGAATTGTTAAGACCTACATTTGAATGGATAAAAGATGATTTTAAGTCCAATAGAATTCGGTTTGCTGTTGAGTTGGTCGCTTGGGCTATTAGTATTGGTTGTTCGATTACTATGGCTGCCACAGTCCCCAGCCCTCCGCTTCTTGTTCTTTATCCTATTTGGATTACTGGTTGCGCTCTTTATGCTTGGGCTAGTTGGACTAGGAAATCATTTGGCATGTTGGCTAACTACCTGCTCTTAACTACTATAGATTCTATAGGCTTAATTAGGATGTTAATGTAATGTTTGGAGAACCTAAAGTAGAGATAGTTATCGAGCCTTACAAAGCACCTGCTATATCACCCTTCGATTTTATAAATGCAATTACCTATAATAAGAACGATATTATGGTAGATGATTGGGCTGAAAAACAATATGTTCCATACATTGTAAATAAAGGGCTTTCGTACGGCGCTGATACCGTAATCCAGGCAAATGAGATGAACTCAAGACCTCATCTTGATAAGAAACTCCAATTCCAATTTCTCCTAAATAATATTAGGCCTAAGAAACGCTATAATAAGTGGATCAAAGCTGAGAAGATTGAATCGATAGAAGTAATAAAACAATACTATGGTTATAGCACAGAAAAAGCACGCCAGGTACTCCCCCTTCTAGATCAGTCTCAAATTGACCTGATAAAACAAAAATTAGAAAAAGGTGGAATAAATAATGTCAAACGAGTACTTCAAGATTGACTTACCTGGATATGCACCCCTAGAAGTCCTACTTGTTAAACCAGATGATTTTCTTAAAGTAAGAGAAACATTAACTAGAATTGGTGTTGCCTCTAGAAAAGATAAGATTCTTTTTCAATCCTGCCATATATTACATAAGCAAGGTAAATACTATATCGTGCACTTTAAGGAACTCTTTGCTCTAGACGGAAAGCAAACTGACTTAACAGAAAACGATCTAGAGCGTAGAAATACAATTGCCAAGCTCCTTTCTGACTGGGAGCTGGTAAAGATTATAGAGGTTACAAAATTTACCGATCTTGCTCCTTTATCGCAGATAAAAATTATTGCTTTTAAGGATAAAGGTGAGTGGGATCTACAAACTAAGTATAATATTGGTAACAAAAGAGTAAATTATAACGAGCAATCGTATAAATAAATTAAATTGACGAACGCCATTGGGTTCGTCTACAAGTCCCACCTTAGGGCTGTTTGATGCTACGGTATAAGGCGTCCGAGCAATTGCACTGTCACTCGTTAGTTGACCCAGTATTAAGTAAGCTGGATTAAGATATGCCTTCGGGGTATCGAATTTTTAACTTTTCGCTTAATAGGAGAAACTATATGTTCTACGCAAACATGGCTATTGATTCAATTCAAGATGCTAAAATCAACTTCCTCAAACAAACAGTACAGGAAGATTCCCTTAAAAAACCTTTAATTGATTTCGTAGAGGCACAACGTGTCTTTACAAAGCAAATCGCTAAGTCGGCCAACGATGTTATAACATTGGCTTCTGAGACATTTGCAAATGCAATTACTGGTGTAACTAAAAAGGGAGCTTAATATGACATTAGGTAACATTACTTTTGGTCCTGCATTTAAGGACATGGATAAATTTCTTGTTGGTTTCGATGATCAATTTTCGCGCATTGCTAAAATGCACGATGATATGACAAAGAATATTCCTAACTACCCTCCCTACAACATTAAAAAAACAGGCGATAATACTTACGTTGTTGAAGTAGCTGTTGCTGGTTTTTCTAAACAAGACATTGAGATCGAACTCAATGACGGTAAGATGTTAATTAAGGGTAACGTTCAGTCAAATGAAGCAGAAGAAAACTTCTTGTTCAAAGGTATTGCAAATCGCGCGTTCACTCGCTCATTCGCACTCGATGATCAAATCGAAGTACAAACTGCTGAGATGTTCAATGGTATGCTTAAAGTATTTTTAGAGCGTATTATTCCTGAGCATAGGAAGCCAAAGAAGATCGAAGTAAAAGATACTTCAGAAGCTAAACCTAAAAAAACCAAACCTCAACTACTTTCTGAAGAAAACGTTTTGTAAAATGAACCCCCTCGGGCCCGAGGGGTCATGAATATACTATCACTAATACCTGTTACAAGAAAAAACTGGGTTATTCAAGCCAGTGTTTTTGATGATCAGATATTAGTGTTTTTTCATAACCCGTTAACACTTGCATATTTCTTTAAGATCTTTTATAATGAAGAATGTGCTTATGAATTTATTGAGAAAATTATTTTAACATGATTAAAATTGTAAAATTGATTACAGGTGAAGAGTTGATTGCAGATGTAACGGGTAGTGAAATACTTTCCTTAAGTAAACCATGTGTAATACAAATGGTCCCTTCACGTCAAAATCCTGAACAACCTATGATGGGCATGTTCCCTTATGCAGCTTTTACTGAAGATCATTCTATTGAGGTAGATAGGGCTAAAATTGTCTGGAGTGCAAAACCGGTCAAGGAACTTTATAATCAGTACAACTCTGCCTTTGGTTCCGGTATCCAAATTGCTGGACTGTAATGTTTCATGTAGTAGTTCAAAATATTATGAAAGTAGTAAAGAAACCCTATTCAGTAACGTTAGTTAATCCTCTTAACTCAGAAGAGTGGATTTGTGAGGATTACAACGATATACGCTTTATTGATGGTGTAGAATACGTGAAAGTCCGTAAACCTATCATGCAACGCACTGTGCTGATGCGTAAAGATGCGTTACGTAAGAAGTAACGTAACAGTTGCAGTTTGGTCAGACTTGATATATAATAGATACATCTACTAAGGAGATATCTGATGAAGAAATTTATTGTAACTGTAATTGCAGGTTTAGCTTTTAGTAATTCTGCTTTTGCATGGGGCGATCGCGAACAAGGTGCGCTTGCTGGTATTGCAGGCTTGTGGGCAATTCAACAACTGCATAGAGGTGGTCAACCTCAAGTCGTATATCAGCAGACGCCACCTGTAATAGTACAACAGGCGCCTGTAATTATACATCAACCCCCTATCTATAACTTCCCTATTCGGAACTATTATTCTTGCCTAGTGCAAGTGCAAGACCCCTATTCAGGTATTATTAGAAACGAAGTTCGTACTTGCGTTAATTAGTAAATTTAACAGAATAACGGGCTGGTAGCTTAATGGTAAAGCGTTCGACTCATAATCGATTGAGTGAGAGTTCAATTCTCTCCCAGCCCACCAATTGGAGTAAGTATGGAAAATAAAACGTATATATTTGATGTCGTAGATGCCGAGGATGGTTCTGGGGATAAAATGCTTCAGTTTACTGATGAGTTCTTAGTTGACCAAGATTGGCGTATAGACGATATTATTAGTTTTGACGTACAAGAAGATAATTCAGTTATATTAAAGAATAAAACCTGGGAACAAAGAAATGAAAGTCTATCTAAGCAAATACCGCTATCACTGGATCAGCCCTTACACGATTCTTGAGAAGATTTTCTTTTGGCGTGAGATTGATTACGATGAGCCACTCATTGATAAACTTAGTAATATTCTGACACCTGTTTGTCAGGGTATACAGAAAGTATTAGATACCATACACCCTAAGATCGATTATGTAAAGATCGATAAGTGGGATACTTGGAGTATGGATAGTTCACTATCTCGAATTATCCTTCCTATGCTTAAACAGCTCCAGCTAACTAAGCATGGTGCACCGGGAGTTGATGATGAAGATGTACCTGAAGGATTAAACCTTCGTACTACCGAAGCACCTGCAAAAGAGAATGAATGGGATACAGACGAGAACTGGCATAAGCGTTGGGACTGGGTATTGTCAGAAATGATCTGGACCTTTGAGCAGTTAACATCTGATTGGGATTCTCAATACCATACGGGTGAATTTGATAGAATAAGCACACCATGTGCCTGGGATGAAAACGGTAAACCGACTATGTACTCCTGGGATAAAGGTCCTAACGATACAACTGAATTTGATAGCGAAGGTTATAAGAAGCATAATGAAAGAATTACTAACGGTACAATTCTATTCGGTAAGTACTATCGCGCCCTTTGGGATTAATTATGAAGAGTGTATTGGTTATTACCCCTACCACGGGGGCTCCTGAATTAGCTGATGCTGTATATTCGGTATTAAATCAGACGAACAAAGAGGTAGAGCACCTTCTAGTTGTAGACGGTGTTAAGTTTTCATCTAGAGTAGACAAGGTATTAAACGATGCAAGAATCATTACAGGTGGAAAAGTTAAACGAATTGACTTACCGTTTAATACCGGTGGGGAAGGCTTTTATGGCCATCGAATCATGGCTGGGTTTGGCCATCTTATCGATCACGATTATGTTCTCTTCCTTGATCAGGATAATTGGTATGAACCTAATCACGTAGAATCACTTATAAATATTATTGAAAGTAAGGAACTCGACTGGGCATATTCACTCAGACAGATTTTCGATAAAGATAAGAATTATATTACCAATGATAATTGTGAGTCGTTAGGTCGATGGTCTGCATGGGTAGGTGAAGACGTTCATCTAATAGATACAAGCTCGTATTGCTTTAAGACATCCTTCTATCGTCAAGTATGTCACATCTGGGATTATGGGTGGGGTGGAGATAGAAGATTCTATAGTATTTTAAAAGATCATATTAAACACGACAATTATGCGTGCACAGGTAAATACACACTCAATTACAGGTTAGGGGGAAACGATGGCTCAGTTCAAGCCGGATTCTTTATTGACGGGAACAAGAAACAGTCAGAAGTTTATACCAGCAGTTTTCCCTGGAACCAATGAACCAATAACGCGGGGTAGCTCAGTAGTAGAGCGTGGGACTCATAATCCTGAGGTCGAAGGTGCGACTCCTTCCCCCGCAACCATTTCTCCTAATATTATTTTAGGTTACAACTAATGTTAAATTGGTCAATAACCTGTTAAGAATATGATATAATTATGGACGAGAGGGGTATAAACCCTGCGTTGCAATTACTGCACGAGGACCGTTGTTCCAATCCAACGCCTTGACACCAGGAGCTTTTGGATCCATTGGACGAAGATCAGGTAAGCAAAAATTATTGCGACCATCTCCACCATATCTTGTACCCATCACAGAATACAATGCTGCGTTCTGTTGTACAGAAATACATTGCCCATTTGCTTCGAGAAATCCCATAGGAGCAAATGTCCCTGTGAACCACATTACCATACCTAAAAATATTTCCATGTTTATCTCCTGTTTAGATTATTTACCATTATTATTTATACCTGTCTTTATCCTTTAACCAGTCAGAAAACATTACACAAAAAACTGCGACTAAAGGCATCATGCATAACATGAAAAGCATGTCATTAAAGGTAATTACTATATTAAAGTACATTTATATTTCAGGGCCAGTATATATTGGTCGGCTACTTATACCTGAACCTAGTACACAGGCTTTGTCTTTATCAAATTGTACTAAAGTCCATGTCTTTGTTATCTCATTAACAAAAAGAGTAGTTCCACTTGTATCAATGCCATCCCCTTTGCCTACCCATATAGGTCGTTCGCCAGCTTGTTCAGTAAGCGCTTGAAATACCAACGCTGTGTCATCACAAACAACTGGTTTCTTTAATTGAAATGATTGAGCCATTACTGTAGGTACAAAAATTATCATTGTAAGAAATATTTTTAGCATATTGTAAACCTTTTATTAATTCTTTGCGTAGTTATCTAACTCTTTTTTCTCTGCTGCTTCTCTTTCTCGCTGCTGTCGTCTAACAAGCGCAGCTCTTGCTGCAACTTTTTCTTCATATATTCTTTTTTCTTCCGCTGCGCCATATATTGCAACACCACCCATAGCCATTGCAAATAAAATAACAGACCCTGCAATAAAATACATAGCAAATATAAACATGTCTGCCATTTTCTTTTTATGTGCTAATTGACGCTCTTCTTCTTCGCGTTGAGCTTCTGCGCGTTCTTTAAAAAGTCTAGTGCGCTCGGCAATCATCTGTTCCCAAATCTGTGGCTTGCCCAACTGCCAGAGAATCATATCTTTAAGTTCTCGCTCTGCTTGACGTAAAGCATCGCTATGCATAGCAATCTGAAGTGCCTCATGGCCAAGCTCGGCATCAGTTTTACCTAGACGACTAGCTTTAGCTTTTACCTTTGATCTTTCGCGATGTATTGCATCTGAGGATTCAAAAAACTTACTGAATTGACCCGTAAGACTGTTGATGTCTTTACCCAGTGCGATGGCTTGTTTAATATAACCTACTGCAGATTGAGCGGCAGTAAATGCTAGACCAATGGTAATTGGATCCATAATTAACTACCACGCTTACATATGTCTACATGCAGTCTATTAGAACAATCTTTAATAACCCATTCAACACAATATACTATACGATTAAAGACATCACCAGTCCACATCCAACGTGCACATACTTTTACTTCATTCGGTTTAAGTATTTCATTTTGCCCTGCAGCTGATAATGTAATAGTCAGTAGTATAACTACCAACCATCTTAAATTGGTAGCCACAGCCAAACACCTTGGCTCATTAAAATCGCACCAATAGCGCCGACACCTAAGCTTGCCCAGAACATGCCCATGCTAACAGCTAGTATAGCAGCAGACAATAAAACGATACTTAATTGTAGAGAGGAACCTGCAAACGTTAACCAAGGCCCGTGCTTTTTAGCATTGTCTCTTTCAGCTTCAAGCTCTCTGGCTTTTACCATTAATTCCTTTTTACCCTCACCTGTTTTAGGATCAGATTCATAACGCTCTATCTTAGCTTGTAGCTGTTCGCGTCTTTTAGGATCTTTTGCATCTTCAAGTTGACCTTCGGCGATAGATTGCTTAATAGATTTTGCTTGATAAAAGTTCCAGGTATCGTTAGCTTTAATTGTGTTTTGTAACACACTGCTACTGATACCATTAGCAATATATGTATTAATAGCTAGCATGGCCGCTATGACCGTAATAGTCCAGCCTGCTTTGTCCTTAATTCTTGCTTCGCGCTCAGAGCGGGAAAGTGTTATTACTTCTGTCATTTTTTAATACCTTTTACGCTTTTCTTTATTATTGGTTTTTTTTCAGTACTCTTTGCAACAGGTTTTTTTACGGTAGTTTTTCTAATTGTTGGTTTTACAGGTTTTACAACAATTGAATCTTTATGCTTAATAACCATTACAAGTAAAATTAAACTTAAATTTATTACAATAATCATTGTCCATGCTGCTGTCATGTAGAATAGATATTCAGATTGCAGCCTATTAACCACCATTGTATAAAACGTATCAGTTGTACTTACAATTTCCTGCTTATATTTTTTATAGTCATCTCCGAACATTAATATCTGCGCGGCAGTATAGTGATGAGTTTGTACATCATAATTTAATTCAGACCTCCCTTTTTCAACCCACGCAAAAGATTCAACTTCGAGTTTAGCGAGATTATTACTTAATTCTTCTGCCTTTAATAACTTATCTAATTCTGTTTGTAGGAACGGTACCGCCTTTACTCTGGCTTTAAAGGATTCTTTAATACCTTTTTCATCAGCAATTTCTCCGTTACGAATTTTAAGTATATTATTAAATTCGTTTAACCAATGCTTGTTTTTGGTTGTTACAAAATACCTTGCATAATTAGTTAAATCATCAGACGACTTAGCCATTACTCGGCTAAGAGAGGCAGCTTGATTTAATGTTATTAACTGAGATTCCGCACTCTTAAAGCAACTTAGTACAGCTAAACTACATAAGAATATAACCCCTGCAATAATGTATGGGGTTTTTTTAAATTCTAAAATTTTATCTATTATTTTCATGTCAGGCTTTTTATTAAAAGGGTTAGTATCTGTTTTACCTCAGCTTGATAATTAGTAAGTACGACCATACCTAGGCCTAAAGCAGCAGTGGGGAAGCTTTTTGATGGCGACGAAGCAGGAGCAGGTACGGGTGCCCTCCGTCTATTAGTAACTTTTTTGGTTACCATTTTATCTCCATTAGTTGTTATTTTTATGTAATGGTCACGAACACGTTGCATGTTCAGATAAAGTCATATATACTACGGTATTATTTATGAACTCTCAGATGCTATTCTATACTAATATCTATACGCGTGGAAATTACATTCATTTTCGTGGTTTCAAGGATGGTAAGCGTGTAAAGGAAAAGATCCCCTTTCAACCTACTTTGTACGTTCGTTCTGGTAAACCTTCAGAATTTAAATCGCTTTGGGGCGATAATCTTGAAAAAGTTAAATTTAGTACGATTAAGGAAGCTCGAGCATTCGTTGACCAGTATAAAGAAGTAAGTAACTTTCCTATCTTTGGCAATAGAAGTTATGGCTATCAGTTCATCAGTAAGATGTTTCCTGATACGATCGAATTTGATATTTCTTTGATGAAGATTGTAACTATCGATATCGAAACTACAACTGAATACGGGTTCCCCGATCCTAGGGTCGCACAAGAGCAAATTACACTTATATCAATACAGGACTTTAATACAAAGATAATTACAACGTTCGGTTGTGGGCCCTATCTAAGCAAGAAACCTAACTCGGTATACATTCAGTGTAAGGATGAATTCGATCTTCTACGTCAGTTTATTAATCATCATAAGTCTGATTACCCTGATGTAACGACGGGTTGGAATAGTCAGTTATTTGATATTGCATACCTATCTTCACGTATTATCAAAGTTCTTGGTGAAAAGGCTTTAAACGAATGTTCACCCTGGGGTTATGTAAGGCAGTATGAAGTACCAACTGCACGGGGTCGGACTCAGTTGGCGTTTGAGTGGTGTGGTATTTCTATTCTCGACTTTATGGATCTGTATAAGAAGTTCTCCTATAAGATGGTTGAAAACTATAAGTTGGATACTGTTGCGATGGAAGAGCTCGGTGAAAGTAAGTTAAAGAATCCTTATGCAACGTTTAAAGAGTTCTATACCAAGGACTGGGAACTATTTGTAGACTATAATATTCGCGACGTAGAGTTGGTTGACCGTCTTGAAGAAAAGATGAAGATCATTAACTTGATTCTTACTATGGCTTATGATGCGAAGTGTAACTATACTGATATCTTTTCTTCTGTAAGAACTTGGGATTGTATTTTATATAATAAGCTGTTAAGAAATAATATTATTGTTCATAACCCACCGGGTGTTGATCCTGCTATGGATCGAACTATCATGGGCGCATATGTTAAAGAACCTAAACCGACTCAATATGACTGGGTAGTTTCTTTTGACGCTACATCTCTCTACCCCTCTATTATTATGTCGTGGAATATGTCACCAGAAACTCTGGTAGAGGGCCAGAAGTTTCTAGCCGATGATGAAAAGAGCATTCAACGTCTTATTGATACTGAAGTTAATACTTCTGAGATACATAAGAACGATTGGTCTATGACTGCTAATGGTCAATGTTTTACTCGGGACAAGAAGGGTATCTTCCCGGAGTTAATTGACTTCTATTTTACTTCTCGGCAAATAGCTAAAAAAGAAATGTTAGCCGCGCAAAGTAAGTACGAAGAGACCAAGGATAAAAAGTATCTTAATTTAATCTCTAGTCTTAACTCCAAGCAGATGGCTGCTAAGATTTTAATGAACTCTCTTTACGGTGCGCTGGGTAACGTTCATTTTAGATTTTATGATATTAGGATTGCTGAAGGTATTACGATGACCGGTCAGTTACTAATTCGATCAGTAGCTAAAAAACTTAACGAGTTTGTAAATAAGGAAAGCGGTACAACGGATGTTGATTATTCTTTTTATTCTGATACTGACTCTACCTACATTACTCTTGGTGCTTTGGTCGATAAGAATCTTAAAGATAAAACTAAGTCAGAAATCGTCGATGTACTCAATAAGTATTGCGCAACTCAAATTGAACCGACGATCGATGCTGCTTGTGAGTCTCTTTCCGAATACCTGAATGTATATCAACGTAAGATTAAATTCAAGCGTGAGATTATTGCCGATAGAGGTATCTGGATTGCTAAGAAGCGGTATGCTGTTAACGTATATAACTCTGAGGGTGTTGCATATGATCCCCCGAAGCTAAAAGTACTGGGTATGGAGATTGTTAGATCGTCTACGCCTGCCCCAGTTCGTAAAGCGCTTAAAGAAGCTGTATCGATTGCTCTCACTAAAGATGAAATGACGCTAAGGCAATTCGTAGCTGATCTAGAAGCAACGTGGCATAGTTTGGATCCTGAAGATATTGCATTTCCTCGAGGGGTGAATGGTATTAAGGATTATGCCGATTCGAATAGTATCTTTAAGAAGGCTACCCCTATCCACGTGCGCGGTGCTCTCATATATAATCATCTAGTCACCAGTAAGGGGCTAGAGAAGAAGTATCAACTGATTCAGGAGGGCGATAAAATTAAGTTTTTATATCTCCGTGAACCGAATCCTTTAGGTACTCACGTTATTACATTTGCAGGCGAGGTACCACCGGAGTTTAAAATTCGTGAGTATATCGACTACGATAAAATGTTTGAGAAGTCTTTTCTCGAACCCCTTAACTCTTTGCTAAGCTGTATTGGATGGCAAGTTAAAGAAACCGCATCTTTAGAAGGATTATTCGGATGAAAAACTTATTAGCTTTATTAATTGCAGCATTATTTACTCTACCAGCGATCGCTCAAAAAGTACCTAAAAACTCAGCTACCTATGATACTCAAGTTTTACGTGTAAGTGATGGTGATACTATTGTTATTGCAGCACCATTCCTACCTGCTCCACTCAAACCAGAGCTAGCAGTTCGTATCTTCGGTGTTGATACACCTGAAAAAGGTCATCGGGCTCAATGCGCACAAGAAGATCAAAAAGCACAGTTAGCTAGTAATTTTACTAAACAGATGATTTCTCAAGGTGGTAAGATACAAGTTACATTATATGCTTGGGATAAATTTGGGGGTAGGGTGCTCGGAGATATCCTAGTTAATGGTCAGAGTGTTCGAGCCGGGTTAATTGCTAACGGATTAGCACGAGAATATTACGGTGACGCAAAACAAAGCTGGTGCCAGTAATCGATTGACCTTACTACTAATCTATATTATAATAAGTGATCTATAAGGAACTATACAATGTCTATACTTGATAAAATTAAGAAAAACTCTACGATTAAGGATACGGCTATCTTAGCCGATTCAAAGTTCTTTCAGAAGAAAGATATGATCCCTACCTCTATACCTGCAATCAATATTGCATTGTCAGGTAAACTGGACGGCGGGCTAACGCCTGGGTTAACTATGTGGGCTGGGCCTTCTAAGCATTTTAAGACTGCATTCTCGTTACTAATGGCGAAGTCGTATTTAGATAAGTATCCTGATGCTTGCCTACTCTTTTATGATTCTGAATTCGGTACTCCTCAGTCGTACTTTGACTCCTTCGGTATTGATTCTAAGCGTGTTCTTCATACTCCTCTAACTAATATTGAGCAGTTAAAGTTTGATATAATGACCCAGCTTGAAGGTGTCGAGCGAAACGATCATCTGATTATTATTATTGACTCTATTGGTAACCTTGCTTCTAAGAAAGAGGTTGAGGATGCTCTAGAAGGTAAATCTGTTGCTGATATGTCTCGAGCGAAGCAGATTAAGTCTTTATTCCGAATGGTAACGCCTCATCTATCGCTAAAAGATATTCCTATGATTATTGTTAACCATACCTATAAGACTATGGAACTGTATTCCAAGGATGTTGTAGGTGGTGGTACTGGTTCTTATTATGCTGCCGATAATATCTTTATTCTAGGTCGTCAGCAAGAAAAAGAAGGTACAGAGGTTGTAGGTTATAACTTTATTATTAACGTTGAGAAGTCTCGTTATGTAAGAGAGAAATCTAAGATTCCTGTTACCGTTCGTCACGACGGTGGTATTAGTCGCTGGTCGGGTTTACTAGACATGGCTATTGAATCTGGTCATGTTGTTAAGCCATCAAATGGGTGGTATTCACGGGTTGATAAAGAGACTGGCGAGATTGAAGAAAAGAAGTTTCGTATTAAGGATACGGATACGAAAGAATTCTGGATGCCGATTCTCACTACTAAGTCTTTTCATGACTGGGTTAAAGAGACGTATCAAGTTTCGAATGGTGCAATTATTAGTGATCTTGAAATAAACGAGGAGTATGCAGATGCTAAGGAATGATTTATTTAAACCCTGGTTTGTAGGTGAGAAGGATTGGGGCTTTGAAATTATTGATGGGGAGTTTAAAGGTGTTACTGTTCAGATTGAAAAGTTAGATTGGCCTGAAGAAGGTAAGAATGAACTTTCTCTTGACTATCATATAGTACATAAATCCGAATTAATTACGGATGAAGATATTAAGAGTGATAAATTTAAAGTTGTCATGGATATAATTATTAACGATATTTTAAGAGAAGCAATTGATGACCTCAAACAGACTAGAGATAACGATACTACGGAATCTAGTACATAATGAAAATTATATGCGGAAGGTTCTTCCGTTTGTAAAGACAGAGTACTTTACAGATGAAAGTGAAAGAACGATCTATAAAGTAATTAATGATTTTGTAGTTAAGTATAATAAACCTCCAACTACTGAAGCGCTAGGTATAACGTTACAGAATTCTAATTTACCCGAGGGTACGTTTAAAGAGACTGGTAACCTATTAAAAGAGTTAGAAGTATTTGAGCAGCCAAATCAAGATTGGTTGTTAGATGAGACCGAGAAGTTTTGTAAGGATAAAGCCGTCTATAATGCTATTCTTCAATCGATTGGTATCATGGAGGGTAGAGATAAGAACTTTAGTAAAGATGGCATACCATCGTTGTTACAGGAGGCGCTAGGTGTCTGCTTTGATTCTTCCGTGGGTCATGATTACTTTGAAGATTCTTCTGAGCGGTTTGATTTTTATAACCGTGTCGAGTCTAGGCTTCCTTTTGATCTTTCATTATTCAATAAGATCACAAATGGAGGCTTACCTAACAAAACGCTTAATATTGCTCTGGCTGGTACTGGGGTGGGTAAGTCTCTTTTCATGTGCCATATGGCTGCTGCCAACCTGGCCTTAGGTAAGAACGTATTATATATTACGCTGGAGATGGCTGAGGAGAGGATTGCTGAGCGGGTTGATGCTAACTTACTGAATGTAGAGATAGACCAGTTAAAGAATTTGCCTAAGCAGATGTTTGAAGGTAGAATAGATAAGATTAACGGTAAGTCTCGAGGTAAGTTAATTATTAAAGAATATCCTACTGCATCTGCTCATGCAGGGCATTTTAAGGGATTATTGAATGAATTAACGCTAAAACGCTCATTTAAACCTGATGTTATCTTTATTGATTATTTGAATATCTGCGCATCCTCTAGATTCAAGCCCGGTGGCGGAGTCAATTCTTATACATATATCAAAGCCATTGCTGAAGAGTTGAGAGGTCTAGCTGTAGAATTTAATTTACCTATCGTCTCCGCTACACAAACTACGCGTTCGGGTTTCTCGAATACAGATGTGGAG